GATCAAAATTTGGACATATATATAAAATATTCATAATATAAAGGTATAACATTATCTTTATGTATTTTAAACATCACATAGTGTATTATTATATATATACCTTAAAAAAATATCAGAATCATTTGTTAAATTAAAATTATCGTTAAATAATTTATAATTATATTCTATATTATTAAAATTTTTAAATATATTGAAAAAACAGAACATTATTATATATATACTATATTCATATATAAAGATTAATATTTAAATATTTTCTGCTTTTTTCCAATCTTCATTAGTATCAATATCTATTGTATCATTTTTATGCATAATATAAGCATAAATTTTATCACCACTTATAGTTCCTCTTTTTACTATATCTGAATTTAGAATATCAATATATCCATTATGTAAATATGATATTGGTAATACTTGACGACATTGATTATATGGTTCTTTTATATCACCATATGATTTAAAATATGGTATTAATCCATTATTTTCAATAATATACATTTTCTGTGGACATTTTTCAATTGGAATAACTGTTCTTAAACTATCATATTCATTTCTATTATTAATAAATATATCTAAACAATTATTAATATCTTCTACTTTTCTACATGGTTGAGTAGGTCTTAATTGTAAAATAATGTTTGGAATATAATTTTCATTAACTTCTAACCAATTTAAAGCATGAACAATAAATTCATAATCAATTGATTCATCTTGAGATATTTCGGGTGGTCTTAAAAAAGGCACTTCAGCACCATATTCTTTCGATATTTTAGCATATTCTTCTGAATCTGTAGATACAATAATTCTCATTTTATTATAATATTTACATTGTTTTGCTTGTTCAATAGACCAAGATATTAGAGGTTTTCCATTAAAATCTTTAATATTTTTATTAGGAATTCCTTTAGATCCAGATCTGGCAGGGATTAAACATAATATTTTCATTTATATATTTAAAAATATAATTTTAAATATATTTATAATAAATATGAAAAATTCTATTATTATATTAGGACGTGGTATGTCTTTAAGAAGATTATCTGAATTTGATGATAAAAATATTGATACAGTTATAATAGTAAATTCATTTTGGGATACATTACAATGTCCTATACCTTATTATAAAGATCCATTAATTCATAATTTTATAAAAGATAAAAAAATTTATTTAATTTTTACACCATATCAAGATTTATCTAAAATAAATATATTTATTGAAAAATATAATGTAGTTGCTATTCATTGGGAACTATTTTCAAAAAAAATAAGAGTTGGACGAAATATGGGTAATATTAAAATACTTCCAGACATATTAATTGAACCTTTTATTTATGTAAATAAAAATTTTAAAAATACAGGGTCAATGGGGGTTGCCATTTTATATGCCATTAAATGTTTAAATATAAATAATTTTCACATATTTGGATTAGATTTTTATGAAAAAGATTATTATCTTACGAATACTCATAATTATGAAAGCGAAAAATCAAAAAGTGATTTAATTAAACAACAATTTATAAATTTTATAAAATATTATAATAATATTAATTTTAATATATATACATTAGCAAATATTAAATCTTATTCTAATGATCCTGATTTAAAAAATGCAATTTTTCATTAAATAATATATAAAGATATAATATTATCTTTATATAATGACAAATGCTTGTATTTTTTTAATATCAGCAAGGAAAGAAATATTACCCAAATCTTTATTTTTATTGAATGAAAATTATAATAAAAAATATAATCACGATATTTTAATTTTTTATCATGGTGATAAATATGATGATTTAGAATATCAAAATATGATTAAAAATATTAATTCAAATACTAATTATTATTTTCATAAAATAGATGCTAAATTACCAGATAATGTAAAAGAAACAGATTTATTTTATAATAAACGAAATATACCTTATGTTATTAATAGTTTCCCAAAACAACGAGTAGGATATTTACATGCTGTAACCTGGAAAATTAATAGTATGAATAATCAATTATTAAAAAAATACGATAATTATATTATGATAGATGATGATTCTTGGTTTAAAAAACCTATCAATTTTAATATTTTTGATAAAATGGATGAACAGAGAAAACTATGTGGTACAGGATATTCATGGAATCATGTTCATAATAGAGTATTGGATACACGTATTAATTTATATCAATGGATTCAAGAATATGTTAAAAAATATAATATAGAGGTTAAAAGTGAAGGATTAAAAAAATATTTATCAGAAGGAGAAAATGATATAATAGAAGGAAGAAAATGTAATGCTAAATTTCATTATATGAAAATGTTATCTGGTAATTTTAATATTTATAACAGAAAAATGTTTGATTTACCAGAATGGAAACAATATAATAAAGAATTTAATGATTATGCTGGAGGTTTTAAATATAGATGGGGTGATTGTGAAATAATATCATATTTTTATTATATTCATATAGGTGATGAATTCATGGATTTAAATTTAAAAGAAAAAGATATTTACAATAATTCTATACCTGGAACAGGATTTATTTTTAATGGATTAAATTAATCATACAATATGCCACCGCCTTTCACCTCTACTTAAAAATTTATTATATATATTTCTTCTACTCTGTTCAGTAGTTAAATCTTTTTTTTCTAATATATTTTTCATATTATATATATTAGGATCTTTAATATTATATGTATCTTTAAAATTATCTTTAAAATGTATTATTACAAATTCATTATTTCCAATCTTATTACCCATATTTAATTTTTCATTAAAATGTCCCCATGTTGATACATAGTAGTTATATTTATAACCTACATCTACTTTTTTTAATTCAAATGGTAGATCATTATTATTAATACAATTAGGAAAATCTTGACAATACCACCAATCAACACCATTATTTTTATGTCTATGTTTATAATTTTTCCATGGTTCCCATGTTAAATTTAGATTATTATCAATCCAAAAATTTAAAAATCTAATTGTATTTTCAGTATGTCTATATCCTTTTACACCACCATTTATAGTATATTCCATACCTTTCCATAGTTTATCTGGTCTTAGAGAATCCTTTGTAGACATTATACAATTTGAATAATAAAAATCATTATCAGGATATTCTTTAAACATTAAAAAAGGATCATTTTGAAATAATAAATCACAATCTAAAACTAATAATGATGAATATTTATCAGATTCAGATAAAATTTTTTTTGTTAATTCTAGTTTATGATGTAATCTTCTATTTGTCCAGTGTTTTATATTTATTTTTATAAAATTAATATTATATTTTTCATATTCTTTAACTATTTTTTCATCCGTGTAAAAAAAATTAACTATACAATTTTTATTATATAATCTTAATGATTCTAAACAAACTTGAATATAATTAATAGGTGCACCATCCCATATGAATATTACATTTTCCATATTATATTATATTATATTATATTATATTATATTATATATATATTTAAAACATTATTTTTAAATATATATATAATGGATTATAAAATAAATATTTTAATTTATGGTATTAATGGTTATATAGGACAAAATATAAAGAAATATTTATGTAAACACAATGAAATCAATATATTATATTCTAATTTTGATAAAATTATAAATAAAGAACAAATTGTTAATGATATTGAAACTTTAAAACCAGATAGAATAATTTCTTGTATAGGATTAGTAAAAAATAATACTACATTTTCTACATTATTTCTAAATGATAATAAATATTTAAAAGATAATATACAAAATAATTTATTTATTCATATATTAATATCTAATATATGTTTAGAAAAAAATATACATTTTACTTATATTGGTACGGGGTGTATTTTTTCATGCGATAAATCTTATATTTTTGATGAAAATGATGAACCAAATTTTTTTAAATCTAGTTATACTTTAATTAAATCTTTTACAGATAAATTATTATCATTAAATGAAAAAAAAATATTAATAATAAGATTAAGACAATGTTTAAATGATGATATTAGTAAACAAAATTTTATAAATAAATTTTTGAGTTATGATACTATATGTGATATACAAAATTCATTTACAGTAATACCATCTATTTTTCCAATCATATCACTATTAATTTTAGAAAAAAAATGTGGTAAATTTAACTGTGTAAATAAAGGATCTATAAGCGTAAAAGAAATAGTTGAAATATTTAATAATGATAAAAAAATAAATATAATGGATAAAAATTACGTATATGAAAATTATGCTAATAATATATTATCAACTAAAAATTTAGAAGAATTTCATTATGTTGAAGATATTAAAGAAGCCATTTTAAAACTTAAAGATAATTATGTATTAAAACTAAAATTAAATCTATGAATATTACATTATTAATCACATGTTATAATGGTGATTATAATAAAATTATAAATTATGTTAAGAATAAAATTAATAATGTTAATATAATACTTTATAATAAAAAGAATAAAGATTTTGGTGTACCTGTTAAAAATGTTGGAGTAGATGCTTATGATAAATTACATTACATTATAAATAATTATGATAATTTACCTGATATTATTATTTTTTCTACTGATAGTATATTAAGTGAAGATGATAAAAAAGCAAAAAAAATAAAATATATTATTGAAAATATTAATATATTAAAAAATAAATCTGGATTATTAACAGGAAATATATATAAAATACCTAAAAATAATACAACATTTGAATTATCAAACTATAAAAATATAGATCTGATTCGTTCAACTATTAAACCATATGATAAGTGGTTTTATACATTTATAAATAATAATGTAGATATTAATAATACTTATATTTCAAAAAAAAGTGTTTTTGCAGTAACTAAAGATTTAATATTATCAAACTCTAAAAATTTTTATATTAACTTATTAAAGGATGTTGAAAAACATTCTGTTAATGGACATGACTCCGAAGTTCCACATTATTTTGAAAGAGCATGGGTTGAAATATTTTGTAAGAATGATGTTAGTAAAATGTTTTATGATGAGAAAACTTATAGTTCTATTTAAATTTATTAACATTATTATATTTTATACATCTAAATTACATCTTATTTTTTGTATTATATCAGTTGTTGAAATACCTTGTGTATATGGAACTTCTATTAATTCTCCACCTATTTCTGATAATATTTTTATAACATTTTCTCTTACAACTGATTGTCCTGATATCCAATCATCACCATGAACAACATAATTTGGTTTAATAATTTTTAAATTATCACTGTAATCATGTGTTCTTTGCATTATTACTTTATCTACCATTTTTAAATTACTAATTACTATATATCTATTTTCATAATTAATAATAGGTTTTCTTTTATACGATTCAATTGCTTCATCAGTTAATAATCCAACTATTATTTTACCATATTTAGATGCTTCATTTAATAAATTAATGTGTCCTTTGTGTAAAATATCAGCAGCCATACCAATATATACAATACTCATTATATATATTATTATATTTATATATTTAAATATCTAAATATATAATAATATAAATAAATATAATAAATATATTGATTTATTTGATTCTAAAGAAAATCATAAGCAATTAAAACATTTGAAAAGTAAATTTGATAAAATAAAAAAAGAAACAGAATGAATAATGAATGTAGATTTAGATGAATTTGTATTTTCAAAAGAAAATTATAAAAAAATACCAGATATAATTAATTTATTAGATAATAAAGTAAATAATTTAGGACAAATAAAATTTCCTTGGATAATTTTTAGTTCAAATAATCATATAAAACAACCCGAATCTGTTATAAAATATTTTACAGATAGAAATAATTTTGTGAATAACCCTTCAAAACATAACTGTAAATATTTAGCTAAAACAAAACTATTAGATAGTTTAGATATTCATTTTGCAAATATAAGTGGAGTAACAGTATTATCTAATGGTAAAATATATACTAAAAATAAATTTATAATAGATAACAATGATTTAAAGGATCAACTATTACAACTTAATCATTATGTACTTCAATCACGAGAATGGTTTTTAAATGTTAAATGCACAAGGGGCGCAGCCGACTGTGAGTCGCATCAAAACATTCGAAATTTAGATTATTTTAATAAATATAATAATTTATTTACTGGATATACTGATTTATTATTAAAAAATAAAAAATATTAGTCACATGTATTATATTATTTTATTTTTAGGTAAACCTTCTATAACCCAAAATTTTTTATGTTCACAAGGTATTTTCCAATTTTTCCCATATCTACCAACTAGTTTTTTCACTGCATTATTCGGTAAATATAATATTGTATCATTCCATACTTTTTTGATTAATTTATTATTTAAATAACATTCTTGCCATGTAATTCTTTCGTGTGGTTCATAATAATTACCATTTTTATCTATTTCTCCCATATATAAATCAATTGAAGCAAGAAATTTAGTCTCTTTTGTTTTTATTACTGAAATTTTATTTCTTATATCTTTAAAACAATTTTCTATCTCTATATTATTTTTGTTTAAAATTTTAATTAATTTATTAAAATCATTACAATCGCATATTATGTCAACATCATCATCATTATCAATACAAGAATTTTCTCTTACAATTCCTAATAATGTTCCATACGCTATAAACCATTTACTTATATTATTACTATTTAATAATTTTGCTATAAATAGTAAAGTATAATTTAATTTTTTTTTTGAGTTATTATTTCCAGCCATATTATATATTTAATATTTAAATATATTTAATATATTTAAAATATATTATGAATAATGATATTTTTAAAAATAAGGTTGTTAAAAATAAACAATGGTTTGAAAATAGTTATAATAAAAAATTAGAAGATTTACATGTTAATAATAAAGATATAGGCAGTATTCTTAATTATATTGATCATGATGCTTTTATGAATAAATATAAAACAAAAATTAATAATAAATACTTTATTGTAGACATATCTAATATATCTTTTGTAAGCTTTTATGGTAAAACTTATAAAGAATCTATATTTTTTAACATTATTAAAGATATTGATGATAATTTTAATAATAAAGATTATACTTTCAAAGAATCTTTATTATATAATGAATTAAAAGGTAATAAATTTACAACACTTAGTGAATATTTTAATTTAGAAGAACCTAATAATTTACAAAAATCTAAATATTATGAATTTTATCCTTGGAAAAAAAATATAAAAATAAGTCCTACAAAATTTTGTGGTCCTTATAGCGATTCAATAATTAATATGCATTTTATAAAATTTAAAAGAATTTTAGAAGGATTAAGAAAATATGGTATAAAATATAATTATAATAATATGATATCGGGTTTTTTTTTAGAAAAAGATAAAACTAAAAAATTTATAGTTAATTCTGGTATTCATAGAATAATTATAATAAAATATTTATCATGTATAAATAAGCTAAATACAAATGATGTGATTTGTCAAGTTAATCATACTATTAATTTTGAAAATATTAATAATTGGTATCATGTTAAAAATAAATTTATTTCAAGAATAAATTCTGAAATAATATTTAATCATTTATATAATAATATTTAATCATTTATATAATAATATTTAAAAGATATATTATATATTATATATTTTATATTTTATATTTTATATTATAATATGAAAAAAGATATAGCAATTTCAGTTTTTAAAAGATTAATAGATTTTTTAAATAATTATAATATTCCTTATCATCTTACCAGTGGAACTTTATTAGGATTAGTAAGAAATGCTGATTTAATTGAATGTGATACAGATATTGATATATGTACATATATACCATATATTCCAATAATTTATAGTTTAAAAGAACAATTATTAAATGAATATCAATTATATTTCTCAAGATATCAAAAAGGAGACAAGTTACTAAGAGTAAAAAAAAACTATGGGGCTAGAGAAGTTTATAAAATACAAGTCCCAAACCCTTACAGAATTAGATATTCATGGAGATTATCAATAAATGGAACAAATAAATATGAAGGTCACGAAGGTGATGAAAATAATATAAAAACATTTAGATGGATCGATATTTTTGGATCACATTGGTTCCCTTTATTAAAAGAAATAACATTTAAAGACTATAACATGTTTATTCCAATTAATAGTAATGAATATTTAAAAACAGTTTATATCAATTGGGAAAATCCAATTAAGAGATCCAATTTTGTAAGACCAATGGAAGCATTACCAATATATATGTATACGATAATGTATCATAGTAAATATGGAAAAGAAAACAATAACAAAGATTATTTATATATTGATGAATTCAATTGTAATGATTTTTTAAAAATAGAAGATTTTTTTAATAAATATAGTTTTTTAAAAATTTTAATGAAAGAAACATTAGATAAATTGATTGATGAATAATATTTAAAAATATTTATTAAATATTTCTAATGCATCTTCTGTATTTAAATATCCGCTTTTTACGCCAGGCCAATTTTCTACTTCTTTTTCTTTTACAATTTTTATATTAGTTCTATATTTTTCATATTTAACTAATATATCATTAAATTTACTATTATCATTCATATACATAGCAGTTAATACTGCAACTCTATGATGACCACCAGTTATTAAAAATCTATAATCATCATCTTTTAATAATATATAACCTTCTATTATATCATCATTAGAAGGTATATATCCATATTTATTTATATTATTAATAATATTCTTTAATCTAGTTATTCTATGTTCAACATTAGTTATATGTTTTGGACCAAATAAACCACAACGAAATTGATTAGTAGGTCCATAATGCATCCACGGGTGAAAATGATTAGTAGCCTGTAATTGATGTAATTTATTATTTATATTTAAATGATATACATCACCATATGTATTTGGTTGAAATTCTTGATAATATTTAAATAAATAACTATCTTCTAATCGAATATTTATATCTTTTAATAATTGTAATGATGTATTAACTAATGGATCATTACCACTAAAATAATAACTCCCTTCAAAACCACTAAATTTATGAATATTTACTAAAAATATATCTGATTTTGGAATATCTAGTATACTAAATTTATTATTATTAATTATGTCTTTTCTATTGTTTAAAAATTTACAATAAAAGTTTGATTTATGTTTTAATAATTCTTCATTTGATTTTATATCTAATATATTCATAAATTATATTATATTATATAATCCTACTTTTAAACTTATTTTGGGTTCATATCTTAAATCTCTCTTAGCTTTACTTATATCTGCATATGTATGTGGCACATCGCCTAATTGATTATCAATCTGTTTATATATAGCTTTTTTACCTGCAACCTTTTCACATAATTCTATAAAATCATTTAACGATATTGGTGAAGAATTACCTAAATTATATACTTCACATTTAACCTTTTTTTTATTATCTAATGCTGATACCACTCCATCAACTATATCATCTATAAATGTATAATCTCTCGACGATGAACCATCGCCATATTTATTAAATTCTTTTCCTTCAGATATTGCTTTCATAAATTTATATGGTGCCATATCTGGTCTCCCACGTGGTCCATACACTGTGAAAAATCTCAATCCAATACAATTTATATCATATAATTGAGTATATGTTTTTGCAAATAATTCCATCGCCATCTTACTACTTGCATATGGTGAATTACATGTTTCTATTACATCTGTTTCTGAAAATGGTATCTTAGTATTTAACCCATAAACACTACTACTACTTGCATAAACTATATCTTTAATATTGTTCTTAACTGCTTCTTCTAATATATGAATAAATCCTTCTATGTTTACTTTTACATATATTTTAGGATTTTGAATAGAATATCTTACACCTGCCATAGATGCTAAATGACATATTTTATCAGGTTTCCATTCAGATATACAATTTGTATCACAAATATCTTCTTTTCTAAATTCAAAATTATCATATTTATTTAATATTTCCAAGTTCTCTATTTTTTTATTTACATCATAATAATCATTTAAATTATCTATTCCTAAAACTATATTTCCTTGTTTAAGTAATCTCTCACTAACGTGTGATCCAATAAATCCAGCACACCCTGTTACTAATATTTTCATTATATGTTTAATATTTAAAAATACTTAAATAATAACATATAAATGATACCTAAAATTATGCATCAACTATGGATTGGTCTTAAAGAACCACCTACTATACCAATGGACACATGGAAAGATAAACATCCTGATTTTGAGTATATTCGTTGGAATGAAGAAGAATTTATTAAAAGAGATATGAAGTTTGAATGTCAAAATAGAATTAATGATATGAAAGAAATTAATGGAAAAGCAGATATTATGAGATGGGAAATATTATATAAATATGGTGGTGTGTTCTTAGATGCAGATTCTATATGTATTGAACCATTCGATGAAGTTTTAATGAATCAAAAATGTTTCGCTGGATATGAACATGAAAAACTACGTCCAGGATTAATAGCTACCGGAACTATGGGTTTTCCACCCAAACATCCATTAGTCAAAGGAGCAATTGATTTTATGAAATCAAATCCTGTTCACACAAATATGGCTTGGATTACTGTTGGACCTGGGTTATTAACACGAATGTATGATACAGGTAACTATAAAGATTTAATGATATTTCCTAGTTATTTCTTTCTACCAATTCATCATACTAAAAATGAATATTGTGGACACGGTAAAGTATATGCTTATCAACTTTGGGGATCTACCAACTTTAATAAATATGATAAAAGTGGATCTATACCTAAACAATTATTACCTGGTGATGATACAATTACTTTAACTATTAAAAGCACAGATGAAAAGGCACATAAAATACAGAAATGTTTAAATTCTATTAAAAATCAAATAGGAAATATGAATATTAAACTTCAATGGATAAATAAATCAGATGAATTAAATACAAAAATTATTAAAAATAAATTAGATATTTTTAAAAAAACAACACGGTTTATTGATGTTTATTATACTGAAGATGATGATATTAAAGAAGATTATATAAAAGCAAATACCATATTTAAACCAGATTATTTAATAAATAATATTTAAACATTATATACAATAAATAAATAAATGAAATTATTAGTATATGGTCATAAAGGTTGGATTGGATCTATGTTTATTAATATTCTTAATGAACAAAATATAGAATATTATACAACAAATACGAGATGTGATAATTATGCTGATTTGATAAATGATTTAAATAATACTAAACCAACACATGTTATTTCATTTATAGGAAGAACTCATGGTGAAATTGATGGAAAAACTTATTCAACCATAGATTATCTAGAAGAACCAGGTAAATTAAAAGAAAATATTAATGATAATTTATTTTCACCATTACAATTAGCATTATTATGTAATGAAAGAAATATTCATTATACATATTTAGGAACAGGATGTATTTTTTCATATAGGGATGGAATAATATCTGATGAAAATGGTTTTAAAGAATCTGATTTACCTAATTTTTTTGGATCTCAATATTCAACAGTTAAAGGATTTACAGATAAATTAATAAATCTTATTCCAAATACATTAAATTTAAGAATAAGAATGCCTATTGTAAATTATGATAATCCACGAAATTTTATAACAAAAATAACAAAATATAGTAAAATATGTTCCATACCTAATTCTATGTCTGTTTTAACAGAATTATTACCATATATAATTAATTTAATAAAAATTAATCATACAGGTACATTAAATTTTACAAATCCAGGAAGTATATCACATAATGAAATATTAGAAATGTATAAGGAATATGTTGATCCTAAATTTACATGGAAAAATTTTACAATGGAAGAACAAAATAAAATATTAAAATCTGAAAGATCTAATAATTTATTAGATACAACTTGTTTAGAACAATTATTTCCAAATATTAAAAATATTAAAGATAGTTTAAAATTTATATTTATAAAATATAATAAAGAATAAATGTTTGAAAATAATTCAGATAATATACTTTTTATAACAGGTGGATGTGGTTTTATAGGATCTAATTTTATTAATTATATTATGAAAAAATATGATAAAATTAAATTAATTAATTTTGATACCATGTATTATTGTGCCGATAAAAATAATGTCGATGAAGATATTAGAACCTCTGATAGATATTCATTAATTAAAGGAAATTTACAAAATAAAGGTTTGTTAGATTATGTATTTCAGAATAATAAAATAACACATATAATTCATTTTGCAGCACAATCCCATGTAGATAATAGTTTTTCAACACCTCTTCAATATACAAATGATAATATATTAGGAACTCATAATTTATTAGAGAGTTGTAGAGAATATTGTAAAACATTAAATTTATTTATCCATGTATCTACTGATGAAGTATATGGTGAATCAGAATTAAATGAATCATCTAAAACAGAAATGAGTGTGCTATGTCCAACTAATCCTTATGCAGCATCAAAAGCAGGTGCTGAATTAATAGCTAATTCATATTTACATTCATTTAGAATGCCAATTATAATTACACGAGGAAATAATGTATATGGACCAAATCAATATCCTGAAAAATTAATCCCTAAATTTATAAAACAATTAAAAGAAGGCAACAAGGTTACTATTCAAGGAAATGGTTCTAGTTTACGAGCATTTTTACATGTAGATGATGTATCATCAGCATTTGAAACATTATTAAATCATGGAGTTATAGGTGAAATATATAATATAGGATGTGATGATGGAATGGAATATTCTGTAATGGATGTTGCTAAAATATTAATAAATAAAATTCATGATACAGAAGATTATGATAAATGGATTATATATATTGAAGACAGACCATTTAATGATAAAAGATATTATATAAGTAATGAAAAAATACGAAATTTAGGTTGGGATATAAATATTAGTTTTGAATACGGAATAAATAAATTAATAAATTTGAATAATTAAACAAGATTTATTTAAAACATAAATTATGGATAGATGTTCTTTCTGTAATAAAAAACTAAAATTAATTTCATATTCTTGTAAATGTCAAGGACAATTCTGTGCGAAACATCGTTATACTCATACTCATAATTGTAAGAGTCTAAATAAAAAAATAGAAGAATCTAAAAAGATTCTTGAAAATAATAATCCTGTAATTAATTACTCAAAAGTTGTTAAAATATAATCTAACATGTTGTATTCTGTATTTTTTTTATCCCATTATGAACTCTTTTCTCATCCATTTCTATATCATTTACCAAGAACTGGATTAATCCACCTAGATCCTGATTTGACTTTTTAATATCAATTTCTTCAGGTTTCAATTTATCTCTATGCATTGTAAATATCTCATATGATTTATTAAACAAATCTACATAATTCTCTGGGATTTGATATTTATTCTTTGTTCCTTCAACAATATCTTCTACTGTATTATATTTCTTAATCAGTTTTAATGCCATAATATTTCCTACTTTAGGAATATTCGGACAATAATCACATCCACATAGAATACAATACTTAATAAACTGATCTTCTGTTAGACCTAATCCTTTAAGTATTTCATCATAATATAGGATAGATACAATATCTTTTCGTTTAACTGCCTTGTCAGTACAACTTCGAATTAGTTTAGGACAACCACCTACTAGTGTATCCATATCTTCTGTTAGAACATAATCTACATAACCAATACGACAGAGTTCAGCAGCAATTGCTTCACCTTCTCCAACTTCCATATGAACATATGAAATACCTAAATATGATAAAAGTCGTTTTACATCATCCACCATTTCCCATGTCATTCTAACTGTAGATTTCTCTAAATTATTCTTTTCTTCGATATTTTCACATGCTTCCATTTTCTCTTTAGCATCATCTACTTTCTTTCTTCTTTCTTTAATACATTCTTGTTTTAAAGCAGGTGGTCTCCCATCAAACACAAATACTAATTCTATATTATGTGATAAATAATTTACTAATTTATAAAATAATCCTGTAATATGATTAGTTATATTTCCTTTTTTATTTTTCAATAAATTATGACTGAGTAATTGTTGATATATAATCAATGAAGCATCTACAGCTACTCTTTTACCTGATAAAGATGATAGATTATCATGTTTAATCCCATTAGGACATTCTCGTTTAATACTTTGTGTAAGTGATTTGATTCCCATTGTGTGTTGATTATAATATTAATATAATTTTAAATCAAATTTATTTTTTATAAACTTCTTTTGATATTATTTCTGTTATATTAGTATTCGCTTCAACAAACTGTTTCTCTGATAAGTTATTCACCCAATAAAATTCTGTATCATACAATATTAAATCATACGGAAGAGCTATAAATATTAAATTATCTTTATTTTTAAAATGAATGGGTTCATATCCAAAATAAGTATTTAAACTTATTATATGATTTTGATTATCTACATTACCAGTATATTCACAATTAAAATGAAAATAATTATTAGGTTTTATTCTTTGTAATGAATATGATAAAAGATCTTCGCTTACAAGTTTATCAGTAAAACTTTGACTGTTTATATTTTCTAACATACTTTCTTTATAATAAGATATTACTGGGTGTCCTTGCTTGGCTGCTATGATATAATTACCAGGATTGTATGGATTATCACATGAATTTATATTTCTAATTGATCCACCAAATGTGATTAAATCGTATTTAAATTTAATATTATACATTATTTCATCTACACTTTGCATCACAACTGTACCCGGGGATACAAATAATCCTCCATATTTTTCTAATAAACAAGCTGCTAATAAATCAACTCTAAACTTTATAGGATATTTAGATTCAGCATTCATTTTAATCGGAAAATCAGGCAAGTAATGATGAATATTTGCTGGTGATACTACTATTAATGTGTTTACTTCTTTATTTATTTTTTTATTTAATATCTGTAAACATAATTTAAGAAATATAGGAACATTTTTATTTCTGTTTAATAACTGAATATGATAATCTTGATCAAAAAATATTGGATCTTCTATATAAGTCCATACAACTCTTTTATTTATTATTTTATGTCTATCAAAACTATTAATTAATGGATTAATTTTCTGATTATAAATAGTGTTAAAAAATGTATAATAGAAATAATAGGCAATTAACATAAATGCTATTAATGATAAAATTAATATACTGGATTTATTCATATATATATAATTATATTTTTATTTGACTCAAACAATATGTTAAACATCATAATATATTTTATTTTATATTAAAATGTCATTTGAAATATTAATTAAAAATATCATTAAAGATTTAAGTGATGAAATAAAAAAAGATGAAAATTCTAAATATATTAAATATGAAATACTTAATCCATTAGTAGAACATATTGTTCAGCAATTATATCCTTATTTTTTTAAAATGATTATAGTTGTTATTATATTTTTTATGTTAATAATATTTATTATAATTTTAAATTTAAGAATTATTTATACTTAATTATATAATGAAAAGATTTAAAGATTATCCTGAATTTAAACCTAATCTTACACCGCAACAAGTTCTGAAAATGGGATCATTTGGAGGAACATATTTTCGTCCAATATATTCATCTGTAACTAAAAAACATTATAAATCAGAAGATGTTATTAAAGAATTTCCTAATTCGTGGTTCAAAGGAATCAATATTGAAAAAATGGTCACATCTTCAGATTATGATAAAAATGTCAATAAATATAAAGTTAAATGTGGGTCTACATTAGAGGCATGGGAAGGCAAAGGTTGGATGAATAAACAGGATCCATATGGATGGTTTCAATGGTATTGTAGATTTTATATGGGGAGACGTTCAGATGATGATGAAAGACAGGTCAAAAGATGGTTAGCATTCGCTGGACCTAAAGGGAGATTTAAAAAAAATTTAATAAATAAAATTAAAGATAATAATGCTGATATAGATGATGAAAGTATTTCACCTGTAATTAGACAAGGTCTGCAACACTGGGGATATAAAATTACAAAAAAGGATATTGAATAATATATTTAATATTATATAATGACTTTACCACCACAATACATTAGAGGTTTATCAAAAAAAGATAAACAAAAACAATTAAAATCTATTAAAAAAGCAAAAAGATCATATAAACAAGGTAAATATGTTCCACGTCCTAAACTAAAATCTTTTAAAGAAAAAAAATCTAAGATTTATTATCCACACAAGTATTATAAAGGATTATCTTTTAAAGAATCTAAACAACGATATATGAGAATTAAAAAAAATATGAAATTATCACCAAATAATAAAAAAGCATACGAACCATTTAAAACAGACTATCGAAATGGACATAAAATAAAAACAAAATCTTCTAATTATACAGAAAAATTTAAAAAAAAATTTCCAACTGCTAATTCATTGAAAGATAAATCAAAAGTTACTGGAGTTCCACTAAGTGACCTTAAAAAAGTGTATAATAAAGGTTTAGCAGCATGGAGAACTGGACACCGTCCAGGAGCTACAGGACAACAATGGGCATATGCAAGAGTTCATTCTTTTTTGATGAAAGGTAAAACCTTCTATACAGCAGACAGTAAAATAGCACGAGATTCAATAAAAAAAAGTAATAAATCTAGAAAATGGTTTAATAGTTTAAAATAAATTTGATATAATAGTATTGATATTTTATATAAATGGAAATATCAAAAAAAAAAAATT